CCTACTGGTTCTGGTGCAACTAAATATGCTTCTACTACTGCTGGTCTAGGTACTGTTCAAAACAGTGTTTACTACTGGGTTGGTAAAATCGAAGCTCTTCAAATTAGCCCACAGTTAACTGATGCAAACACTGCTACAATCACTATTACTGTACAATCACCATTCTACGGTGCTTTCACAGCCTAATAGCTGAAACTTAGGGGATAAAGGCTGGCAACCTTTATTTAAATAAACACAGCTCGCCCTTTTGTGGTGTTGCCCCTTAATTACCAGAGAACAATTATGGATAATGAAGACAAGCCATTCAGCCAAGGATATGTATTACGAACAACTGCTAAACATATGCGTAAAAGCGTAGATATCAGTATTCGAAAAACATTTGCTCGTATTGCAGAATTTGCTGGAGATCAAGAAAAATCAAAGGAAGTATTTGATACATTAGCTATGTTACACACTATGCGTAAACAGCTAGATGATTTTCAATTACTTAATCAAGAAAAATTTAAGGAAAACCAATGAGTACTCCAAGTGTAGAAGTTAAGAAAAATCGTTTCTTAGGAACAAAAGTCGAAAAGAATGTTAAGTTCATGGGCTTAGATATCAAGATTGTAAAACTAACTGTTGCTCAAGTTATGCAAATTCAAGAACTTGCTCAAGAAGTTAGTAAATCAGAAAAAGATGCTGACAATATCAAGCTATTAACGTTTGTTATTAAAGAAGGCGCACAAGAATTAAAAGATCTTACTGAACAAGAAGTCTATGAATTTCCTATGGATGAGTTAACAAACTTATCAAATGAAATCATGCAATATTCAGGTCTTGCTCAAAAGTGAAACTAGATGCCGAGGAACTAGAAATCTTCGAACTCGCTTTTAACTTGAGAATAACTGTAAATGAATTATTGAATACAATGCCTTATGAAGAATTTCTAGGGTGGATCGATTACTTTAAACAGAGACCTATAGGTTGGCGTGAAGATAATAGAACCTTTATGACAATGCGTTCTTTTGGTGTAAAAATAAAACCAGAAGACGCATTTCAAAGTCTTGCTCTTATGCATCAAAATGAGATGCGTGCTAGTGATTCCGAAAGACAAGTCAAGACATTATCAAAATCATTTATTTTCCAAAAGATGCTAACTGCTCAAGGTGGCGAAAAGCTTGACTTTATGAAAGGTGAGTAATGAAGATAGAGATAAAAGGATTAGATAATGAGCTTAAAAAGCTTAAAGCAGAAATAGACAAAGTAAGTAAGACAGAACTACAAAAAGAAGCTAACATGATCGTTACACAATTAGTAATGGCTACACCTGTCGATACAGGGCTTGCAAGAGAATCTTGGACGTCTAAGGAAGGTAAGAACAAAATCATCATTGAGAATGATGTTCCTTACATTGAACACCTTAATAATGGAAGCTCAAAACAAGCTCCTTCTCACTTTGTAGAACAAATTGCGTTACAACACGGAAAGCCTTTAGGGGCTATCGTTACTGTTAAATAACAGTACCCTGAATGGTGTCCCCATTTGGGGTTTTTAATTAAGCAATATAAAGGAATATCATGGCCATTGAGTTAGAGGTAAGATCCAACTCCAAGAAGGCACAATCAGATTTAAACAAACTCAGAGCTACGGCCTTGAGTATAAGAGACTCACTAATTGGCTCCAAGCCTGTTAATTTAAAAGTTAACAGTAAAGATATTGATAGTGCTGGAACAAAGTTAACAAAATTACGGCAAGCTGGAAAAGATATTAAAGTAAACGTTAAAACTAATGTTTCTAAAGATCTTGAAAATAGTCTTGCTAAATTAAAATCACAAACAAACAATTTAAAAGAAACTAAACTTTCTTTGAATACTAAAGATGCTCAGAAAAGTGCTGACTCTTTAAGTAACTCATTAAGTAGTCTTGTAAAATCATTAGCAATTGCAGGCGCTGCTTTTGCTGGATTTACTGGTATTATTAGACTATCAGATTCAATTACAAATTTAGATACTCGATTAAGAATTGCAGCAACATCAAATGAAGACTTTCAAACAAGTCTATTAGCTGTAAAGAATATTGCTGTATCTACTAGAACACCTATTGCAGCTGTTGCAGAGTTATATCAAAAACTATCTATGTCTTCTCAAAGACTAGGCGCTACACAACGTCAAGTAGCAATTGCTACTCAAAACGTTTCAAAGATTATGACTGCTTCTGGTGCTGGTGCACAACAATCACAAGCTGCAATTATTCAATTAGGTCAAGCATTATCCTCTGGTGTTTTACAAGGTGATGAATTAAGATCTATTGCAGAAAATGCTCCAATGCTTTTAGATGTAATTGCTAAAGGTATGGGTGTTTCTCGTGAACAAATTAAGTTACTTGGTGCAGAAGGCAAACTTACTTCTAAAGAAGTATTTGGTGCTCTTGTGCTAGGAACTGAAGATGCAAATAAAGCTTTTAGTAAAACAGGCGTAACTTTTGCTCAAGCATTTACAAATATTGGTAATGCTGCTTTCTTAACAATGAGAGCTTTCTCTGATATTGCAGGTGATATTGGTGTTGCTGATTGGTTAAACAAGCAAGCAATTTCATTAGCAAGATTTGCAGAATCTCTTGATGAAAAATTTTTAATATTAAAAGTTAGTTTATTAGTATTTAGACATTCAGTAATAAGTGCTTTTACTGCAGTTCCTAAAGCTATTGAAGTTGCTATTGGCAAAGCTATTGACGCAGTTAAAGGGATTACTTTAACACCAATAAAAGCAATGGATATTTTCCCTGATTTAAATGCATCACTTGCATATGTAAATATGTGGGCTTCTAAAGTAGAGCATGCATTCTTTTGGGTATATGATCGAGTAATTGGTCACTCATGGATTCCTGACTTAGTAAATGGTGTTATTGAATGGATTGGTAAACTTACAGGAACACCAACAAAAGTAGTAGAAAATTTTACTAATTTTGTAGATAATGCTTTTAAGAAATTAACAGATATCAAAGATACATTATTTAATTTTGATAATGCATCTGCAGGTTTTGGCAAGCTAGTCAAGTACATGGACAATGCTATTAATACATTAAAAGGTAAATCAAATGATATATTTGGAAGTTCTTTTAGTGTAGGCAAACAAGCAAATACTAGTGAACTTAATGCAAAAGATTTAGCATTACCTGTAATGGGTACTGTAGGCGCAATAGGCTTCTCCTCTTTAGTTTCTAGTTTAACTGGAATAAAAGGTATTATTCCTGCAATGGGGCTATTAGTTGCTACACTAACTAAACCATTATCAATGGGTATTGTTTCAATAAGTACTGCAGTTTATGGGCTGTTAACTTTACTTGTAATGAAAGCAATTGGTAACCCGTTTAAAACAGGATTATTAACTTTAGCAGGGGCTGTTGCGTTAAATAGTAAAGAATTATATAAAACAACAACAGGCCAAACAGGAACATTTTATAAAGATTTAAAGAATTATTTTGATCATTCACAACTTGGTCATACTTTAAAACAATTGCTAGGTGTTCAAGATAAAATAGCTTATACTTTTAAAGATTTAAATGCTCCAGGTGGAATTGGTAAATCTTCTACTACTGCTTATGTAGGGGCTGGTTATCAAAGAGAAAGAAAGAATAGAACAATAGGCTCAGATGTAGTTAATGCTTTGCCTGTTCAATTGCAAATTCCTGCTTTAGCTACTGCTACTGGTTTAGCTGTTGGCTTGGCATTAAAGACTTTTGGCTTTGGACAATTAGGTGTTTTAGTTGCAGGCATTACAGCTTTAACTTCTGCTAAATTAACTTTAAAGATTGTAGATCCAGCTGAAGTTACTAGATTTACTGGCGCACTTACCCTTGGTGTATTCAATATTATAAGTAAAGGAATTACCTTCTTCTTTGGTGAAGTATTTGGGCCAAAAGGTTTTGGTGGAGTATTTAAAGAAGGTGGCTTATTAGCGGTTGCTAGTAGTTTAAAAGAAACATTAATTGCCATTGGCGGTATGATGTTATTATTTAAATCAGGTCGTTCTGCTATTGGGTCTATGGCTGCTAAGACTGTAGTTGCTCCTACTAATATTGGTAGAAATATTGCAGATAGATTTGACTTAAAACAAATGGAACTTCGTACAGCGTTAACAGAAAAGCTTACATTAGCTAATGTTAAAGATGCCGAAGAGAAATTAAGAATAAGAAAATTAGAAACAGAAGCTGCTCGCAATGCAATTACAAATACAAATCGAACAGCAACTGCTTTTAATATTTTAAATTCAGCAGTTTTAAGAGAAACACAAGCAACAAATGCTCTTGCAATAGCTCAAAGTAAAGCTGTAATTGCTCAAGAAAAAGTAGCTATGATGACAAAAGCATCTAATGCTATGAAAGAAAGATTAGCAACAGGAACAGAAGAACTTAAACGATCAACAGTTGCAAATGTAGCTGGAGTTGGTGGTATCTTTGGTGGTCTTGCTGGTTTTCAAATGGGTACAGAAATTGCTAAAGGAATGACAGGTTCTTCTGAATGGATGAAAGTCGGTACAACAATGGCAGTAGCTCTTGTTGGGCAAGTTATTGGTTCTGCATTATTTGGCAGTATTACTGCTGTTTTAGTAAGGGGTATTCCGCTTGCTTTTGCTTCTGTGTTCACAACAATTCCAGGCCTAATTATTGGTGCTTTTGCAGCGGGTTATATTCTTTGGAAGAATCCAGAAATATGGTCAGCAATGGGTAAAGTATTGGACGACTTTATTAATAAGTTAAGAACGTTATTAGATAGTTGGGCTCCTCGAATTAATAAAGCTGTTGGGTTTAATATAATTGATACAAAAGAAGTTGATGCACTAAAGGCTAAACTTTCAGAAAATACAAAAGCATTAAATGAAAACACTAAAGCATATGCTAACCCAAAATCTGCAAAAGATTTCGAACTTGCAAAAGCTAAGAAAATTCGTTTAGAAGCTGAACGTGCTAACTTAAGTGATGAACAACGTAAAGCAGGCTTTGGTTCAGCAGGTAATCCTAATGTTTCATACGATCCATTTTTAGCAGGTCAAGCTAAGAAAATTCAAGAAAGTGTTACAACAAAAGAACGTCAAGAGAATCTTGAAAGTTTAAAACGTGTAAAAGATTTCTTTGGTGCAATAAATGAAGAACTTTCTAAAACACCTTTTGAATTCTTAAATCAATTTAAAACTTTTAGAGCAATTGATGCACAACTCTC